GGGAAGACGGACATAAAATGAAAGCGGACAAAGCTGTGCAAATATTACCGCAAAGGTTTAAGGAAATGTGGAGTGATGTTAATTATGTAGAGCTACATAGAGGACATTTACACGGAGTTCATCATAACAAGATTGGTGTAACAAGTGAGTTTAGTGGTATTACAGTTCGTAATCTTGGAAGCATGTGTGCTACTGACCAATGGCATGATGATAAAGGGTATGTGGGAAATATTAAAAGAGCACATGGTTTTGTATGGAGCAAAAACAACGGTCTACAAGCAGAGTTTTATTATAACGTTCCAATGGAATAAAAAAAAGGGAGCATTACGCTCCCCTTTCATCATGAATAAACAAAGAATAGTTTATAGAGATATCAGCTCTTTCAACTTTTGAAATTGTTTTAATTGCTTAGACAATTCCTTATTCTTAAATTTTAAAGATGCTACTTCTTGTTTTAACGCAAGTATAATAGCATTACTTTTTACCCCCTGTACTTGGGGTTCATGACCTAAATCTTTTGCAAAAATACTTAATTCATTATATATATCTCTATAATAATTTAAAGACATCATTCTAGTATGTTCTCTTTCATAGAACTGTATAGTTGAGTGGTCTCTACCTAGTATCTCTCCAGTTTCTACTTGTGTTATTCCAAACGCTATCCTCAACACAACACCTACACAAGCTCTTACTTCTCTGACTTTACCTTTTCTAGAAGTGCTTAATAATTCTGTTTTATTGACATTACCTATTTTACAAGCAAGGTCTATAAGTTTCTTGACACTTTCGTTGTCTGTTTTTACTTTATACATCATAATAATTTTAAATGTTTTTCTTTTACTTTTTGATTAAACTCTTTGTTTCTTTCTGCCTTATCGTGACAGCTTCTACAAAGAGCAGCTAAGTTTTCTATGTAGTCTTTGTTTTTGGAACCTCCGATACCACGTCTTTCAATGTGATGAATATCAACAGCTCTAGCATTACATACCGTGCATCCTATGAAATCATCTATCCCATAGTTAAAGTATTTCATGTAAACTTTAGTGTGTTTCTTCACCTTCTTTCGTAATCGCCAGATTCTATTAAGTCACCATCTTTGGTGTTGTTAAAATATAACCATGCTTTATACCTTTTCTTTCCACCAATCACAGTTATTTTTCTTCTTTCATACCAACTAGGATGACCTTCTAATAAATCTAACATACGAAGCGTATGATTTGATACCTTATACAACTCTCCAAATATACTTGACACCTCTTCATCGTCATTGACATAAGGTATTCCATTTGCATACATGGCATACTTTTTTTTAGTAAGACCTGCATCTACAAATTGAGAGTTTTTTAAAAGGACATGATTGCCATGCCCCCTTCTTAATGTTCCATAAACAAAAACTAATTCCATATTATATACAGTCGCTTAAAATTTTAATTAATAATACATTGATAGTTGCTAATGTTAAAAATATTATTATAGCAACTAAATCTTTTGGGTTTATATCTCGCATATCTCTCCTGAATTATAATCAATCTCTGACATAGACAAATCTCTTAAGCCTGTATCTGTTCCTGACATCATTATACTTTTATAATACTTTAGCGCACCCATGTAAAGCTCTCTACCATCATTAATAGTTTCTTTACTTAATTTAAATGTACATATACAATGCGGCTTATCTTTCTCAATGGCGATAATATAATAATCATCGTACCCCAAAGCATCAAGATAATAAGCCGCTTGCATATGATAACATGAATTAATCATAATATCTATATAATTTTCTGGATGTGCGTTTCTAGTTGTTTTTAAATCAACTATATACCTCTTTGATGTATTAACTGCATCTAATTTACCTTTACACAATATATCTACATCTTCATTTTTCCATGTATATATTTTTTCTATTTCATCACACCCTCTTAACAAATCTATATTTTTGTGGTGTACTAACTCTTCATACATGCCCATCATAGTTTCATAATTTTTTGTGGTAATAGGTTCTCTACCCTTTAACGATTCATTAAACTTTACTAATGTTGTTTTACCTAAAGTAGTTCTTTTGTCTACATCTGGTTCTTTAACATAGTTTGTTGTAAATTTATCCAATCCTTCTAGTGCTAACATATGAAACGCTGTTCCAAACCTCATTGCTTGTGTTGGATTGATTGGGTTATCTAATCTATAAGCATAGTGTTTAGGGCACTTGTCTATAAATGATTTTAACATAGAGTTAGATAAATACATATAATCTTCATAGTATGTATTGTCTGTTAGCTCTAGGTCTGTAATTAATTTTATCTTTGGTCTTTTCATATCAATTTATATAATGCTATGATGGTGTTGTTACCCCATCTGTTTTTTACTGTTAAGTCTTCACTAATTATATTGTATCCATCTTTTCTTAATTCATATATGGTTGCTGATAATCTAGTGTTACCTAAATCTCTAATTGCATCTAGACTTGTTATATGTTTAAACTCTTTAAGGTAGTCTAATAGTCTAGTGTAGTGAGTGTTATTTCTTCTCTTTGTCATTGTTATTCGATTTTATGGTGATTAATACACCTGGTTTAACTTTATTGTATTCATATGGTTCAAATACAGGTAATAAGAATGTTGCATTGTCGTCTTCTATCCAATGATACTTAACCATAAGGTCTTGTACGGTTTGTAGAGGATTAACGTAATCAAACTTTCTTTTACTGTTTCTAATAAATTTAAATGAAATTTTATATGGAGGTTCGTGTTTTTTTAGCTCTTTAATAAAAGCTTTTCTTAATCTTAAGTAGTCCTCTTTAGTTTCTTTTATATATCTCATAGTAGTTTTACTGTGTATAAGATATTTACCTGTCCATCTCTTTCCATTTTTACTGGAAGGAACATTACCAAGTATAAAAAAACTATTCATATTCAACTTCATTAGGGTCAGGAATATAAAGACCTAATGTGGTAGAGGCAAACGATTTACATTCTTCAATGTACGCTTGCATCTCCGCATTAGTAAGTTTTGTGGTAGATTTAGTACCGTGTATCCATATACCTTTTATTTGGTATTTAGTTCTTAAGAACATAGATTTCAAAACTTCGTGCATTTCATCTTTATTATAACCTGTTTCTTCAGATAAAAGCCTGACAACCACTGCCCAATAATATGAGTTAAGATTTAGGCTACGCCTATTCTTTTGCTCCCTGACTGTAACAACTACAGTCTTTCCCTCGTAATTAAGCATATGGTTGTCAAACCTTTCTCTGTCTTGAAAAGTAACCTTGCCGTTTTTAATAAAAGCTCGGTGCTTGTATATCATTAGCAGTCACAATTGTTTGTAGCTATACCTACATTAAACAATACTAACTTGCCACATCTTCTTGATATATCAAATTTTATTTCAAAAAATATAAAACTCAGCATTCTAAATTTTAATTCAAATTTATCTAACTGTCTTTTGCTTTTAAAGTAATTTATTACTTTCATAATTAAAATGGTGTTTGAATGTCAGCAGAACCTCCTTGCGAAAGTCTTAAAGCTTCTTCATATCTAGCTCTATCTTCTGCAGACATTGGTTTATTATAGCTGTCCTTAAAGGTAATCTTTTTACCAGAAGGATTAGCAAATTTATATTCAATTCTTGATTTTATTTGTGGAGTATTGGTGTCTTTGTCTGTAGTCCAATATTCCCTTTTTGCCAAACAGACTTCAATCTTATTGTTTACAACGCTATTGCAAGCCATGTGAGGGTCTTGAAATGTAGTTGCTCCTGCAGAAATAAGAAAAGATTTAAATATCTCTGTTCTTACTTTTGCAGCTATTTCACTAGTGTGTGAATCAACTCCACTAAATTTCAAGAATGCTATACCTTCATCATTACCTACCATAAATTCTGTATATGGTGTGCCTTGATAACCTGGTACCTCATCACTTGTTTTAAACTTTCTGATTTCAACTGTATGAGCTCCTGCACCTAAGTAATCTGACTTAGATGTAGAAGCATTTTCTATTTTAGTTTCAC